TGACTATATTACTGAACAAGAGAAAGCCAAAGCCCTTCAATCCGAATACGATAAATATGCTCAATCTCAAGCCCTCAAAAATCTTGACAAACATGAACCCTTCGAATTCTATGAAACACGCCTCGACCCACTCCCAGCTAATCGACAACCTAAAGATGGATTAACCTCCCTCCCCCTTCGCTACCACAAAGGACAGACTGTCTCCACTACCGAATCTACTCCAGAAACTGGATTTGACATCGACATAATCCTAAAGCAACTTATTAATACAAAGTATCCACAATACCTTGCTCATATTGCTAAATATTGCCGCCCACTTGGAACCACTGACGCTACATTCTCCGATTTTAATCGAGAACAAGTTACCACGCAACCTGCCACACTTGAAAGAGAAAACGCTATACTTGAACATATTCACTATTTTCTTGACATTAAGCCTTATCTTCCTATTCACTTCGTTGACACACAATTTGCGAAACTACCTATATCTACTGGAACAGGCTATCACAATCGCCACTCCTTTAAGACTAACGCTCATGCTAAGTATTCACATCCTAAAGAATATGCTGAAAAACCAACTTCAAAAGGCTACTACCTTAACGCTTTCCTTGAACGCGCCCGAACACTAATTCATCTTGTTAAACTTGATGGCTTTCCTTTCGAATGGACTTTATCTGACGACCCATCTGATGACGATTTCCTTGCCCTTATTGATACAGCAAACAAATTCTTGAATGAATATCCCACAATCCTATTTACACGTAACCACATTTCAGACCGTGATGGAAAACTTAAACAACGCCCTGTTTACGCAGTTGATGAACTATTTCTTCTTCTCGAAACCATGCTTACTTTTCCCGCACTCGTACAAGCACGCAAACACTCCTGCTGCATTATGTATGGCCTTGAAACTATCCGCGGCTCAAACCGCTACCTTGACGCAGTCGCTCAACGGTTTAAATCTTACTTCACTATAGATTGGTCTTTCTATGATCAAACTATTCCAAGACCTGTTACAGACTCTTACTATCTAAGATACCTCCCATCTTTAATTGTAATTAATCAAGCTTACCACCCTACGTATGAATATCCTACCTACCCTGATCTAACTGAACACAAAATGTACACTCGCATTAGTAACTTACTATCGTTTCTACATCTTTGGTACAACAACATGACTTTCATCACATCTGATGGATTTCCTTATCGCCGAACCGCTTGCGGTGTGCCATCTGGCATGCTCAACACACAACTTCTCGATTCTTATTGCAATCTCTATCTAATTATTGACGCACTAATCGAATTTGGCTGTACCCACACAGAGATTCGTGACATCACATTATTTATAATGGGTGACGACAACTCCGGATTTACAAACTGGCCTCTAACCAGACTTGAATCCTTCATCACTTTCTTCACATCCTATGCTCTTAAGCGCTGGAATATGACTATCTCACTATCTAAATCAACCGTAACCTCCCAACGACAAAACATCGAAACTCTATCATATAGATGTAATTTTGGATCTCCCCTCAGACCAATACCTAAACTCGTTGCTCAACTTTGTTATCCCGAACATGGTATGAAAAGACAATTTATGTCCTATCGTGCTATCGGTATCGCTTACGCTGCTTCCGGAATGGACGACACTCTTCACAACTTCTGTAAAGATATCTACCACACTTACCTTCCATATGCTGCCCCCCTCACCTCCGATACTATCTTAAATATCACAAAGTTCCTCCCTGGCCAATTTAAACTTCTCGACTCTTACGCCGAAAACGTTGACCTGACCTTTTTCCCTCCTATTGAAATGATTCGAACAAACCTATCCACATGGAAAGGCCCCCTCACTCCACAACCAAAATGGAACCTCGCTCACTTCATTAATCCTCCCGACCACACTGAATCTAACTCTAAGACTCTTGCTGAGTATGAACTCGAACACAACATCCCTCGACATCCACCTCCTCAACTTTAGCCTGGTACATTTCATCCAGTTTTGAAAATTTAATTATTTTTAAAACCTGAATCTAATGTTACTCTAGACTCCGTACACTTGTCATTCTAATGGCTCCGCCAAAAGAATCTACAATGAAC